AATCCCGTCTAAGGATTTGTCATGGGTGAAGAGCTTATCGGCGATTTGTTGTTTCCTGAGCCAGTCCCGGATTGGGTTGTGCAGGCGATGAAACGTGGCTGCCGCCGGCCGCGGCCGCGTGACCCTTTCCGCGATTTCGACTTTGACGATGAGAGAGAGGGCCTGGGCTCCAGGTTTCGTGATGCGTGACGAAGAGATTGGGATGGTCGACGTCCCACTCGAGCAGCTGCAAATGTTGAAGAAGTTGCAGGCGTTGAGTGAGCAGGTTGATCGTAAGATCGCGGCGCGGGCGGGGGATCGGCCGCGGCCGTGGCATAAGAGGGCCCGCGCGAAGCAACTCGCCCCGAATGGGGATTGGAACATTTGGTTGGTGCTTGCGGGTAGGGGCTGGGGGAAAGCTACAAGTCTGGAAACGCTGATTCCGACACCTTCTGGGTGGACGAAAATGGGTGACGTGGCTGTCGGTGACGAGGTGTTTGACGAGTCCGGCCGGGTTTGTCGGGTAACAGACACTTTCGACGTCCAGGCCACCACCGCATACCGTCTGTACTTCTCTGACAGCACCACGCTTGACGTCTGCGGTGAGCACCAGTGGGTCACTTGGACACATGCGGAACGTAAGGCGTTCCTTCGGAGTCCGTATGAGGACACGTCTCGTTTTCCGGCGGAGTGGCCCGCGTGGCGGCTGAAGCGCCAGATGGGTACGCAACTTCCGTGTGATGCAGTGGAGGAGGCGCTCGCATTAGTTCGTGGCGGGCTGAGTGTGCGCAAGGCCGCGGCGAAGCTAGGAGTCTGCCGCCAGGCGTTGGCCAAGCACATTTCGGCGGGTAGGTATGTTCCCCGGGAACCGGTTATTCATGTCGATTCTCCTGGCCCGCGGATTCGGACGACGCAGGAGATTGTGGACACCCTGACTCAGGGGAGCCGTGGGGACACGAATCATTGCATCCCTACGGCCGGCGCACTCCAGCTCCCAGCTGTGGACCTTCCTGTCGATCCCTATGTGCTAGGGGTGTGGCTAGGGGACGGAAGGAAGGGCAACGGATCAATTGCTTCGCACCTTTTGGACCAGCCAGAGATGCGGAGCGTGTTCGAAGCCGTCGGGTACGTCACCACCACCTACAAGGACCCGGTGCAATTCGGTGTACTCAGACTCTCAACTGATCTACGGCGCGCCGGAGTTTTGTTCGATAAGCATGTCCCCGCCGTGTACCTCAGGGCGTCTGAGGATCAGCGGCTTGACCTGCTGCGTGGATTGATGGACACCGATGGCTATTGCGGCGATGCGCATGTCGAGTTTTGCAACACCAACCCGCGCCTTGTGGAGGCGGTGGTGGAGCTTGCCCGGTCGCTTGGGCAGAAACCGACGGTGGCTGAAGGTCGCGCTGTGCTCGACGGCCGTGATTGTGGGCCGAAGTGGCGGGTGAAGTGGAAGCCGACGATCCAGGTGTTTCGGCTGCGTCGGAAGGCTGATCGTCTAGCCGAACAGCTCGGTGGGGCGCAGGCGCTGCGCAACCACCATCGGATGATCGTTAAGGCTGAGCCTATCCCGGCGCAGCCGATGCGCTGCATCACGGTGGATTCGAAGCACTCGATGTATCTCGCTGGCGAGGCGATGATCCCTACCCATAACACGGATACGGGTGCGAACTGGATAGCCGAGCAGGCCGCGCGTAATCCCGGTACCGATTGGGCGATCATTGCCCCTACTTGGCGAGATTGTCGTAATACGTGTCTTACGGGGCCGTCGGGGTTGTTGAAGGCGTTGATGCCGGACGAGCTCGAGTCGATGAACGCCAGCGATTTGACTGTGCGTTTGAAAAATGGCAGTCGTGTGTACGGCTATAGCGCCGACGGCTACCAGCGGTTGCGTGGGGCGAACCTTTCCGGGGCTTGGGTTGATGAGGCCGCGGTCATGGCGTCGGTGGATGACATGTTCGCTGAGGCGTTGATGCCGGCGTTGCGGATCGGCTTGAACCCTCGGGTGCTGATTACCACTACCCCGCGCTGTATCGACTTCCTGCGGAAGTTGTTGGCCCGCACAGACGGCTCTGTCGCCATCACCCGAGGCGCCACGTGGGAGAACGCGGACAACCTGTCTATCTCCGCCCTGGCCGAGCTGAGGGCCCGCTATGACGGCACCAGACTGGGCAAGCAGGAGCTCGAGGGCGAGATCGTTGAAGAGGTCGAAGGGGCGTTGTGGTCCCACGCCATTCTCGATTCGACTCGGGTGGACAAGCATCCGCATTTGGCCAGGATCGTGGTCGGTGTCGACCCGGCCGTCACATCCGGCGACCGGTCTGATGACACCGGGATTGTGGTGGTGGGTCGTTCCCACGACGGGCACCTGTATGTGTTGGAAGACGCCACCACGAAGGGCACCCCGAACAACTGCATGGCGAAGGCCATCGGTTGTTATCACCGGTGGCACGCCGATCGCATCGTCGGTGAGGTCAACAACGGCGGGGACTATATCGAGTCGGTGATCCGGGCGATTGACCCGTCGGTGGCGTACAAGAGTGTCCGGGCGACCCGGGGTAAGCATGTGCGGGCCCAGCCGATTTCGGCGTTGTGGGAGCAGGGCCGCGGCCACATTGTGAAGGTGTTGGCCACCCTCGAAGACCAAATGTGTTTGTACACAGACGACACTAAAGAGTCCCCAGACAATTTGGACGCAATGATTTGGGGTGCCACCGACCTGAATGTGGGGTCGTCGGCGATGAACTATTTGGCGTCGATCTCCCGGATTTGCGGGTGTTGTGATTGGCCGAATCCGAAGACGTTCACCACGTGCAGCAAATGCGGCGAAAAGTTGGACATGGATAATTAATTGAGGGGGCCGACGTGCCTACTGCGACAAAACGGTCTCGAGGCATTCGGCGACCAACCCAGAATGTGCGGGAAATCATCCGCGAGGAAATCTCCAAAGCGTTGCAGTTGCCGCCGGGGGCGACCACCACGGAGATCACCGCCGGCTACCTGCAGGCGCTGCAGCGGAACGGGTCGGCCCGGATCAACGGCTCCGCCGCGCTACCCCGCGACCCGTACAACAACTACCTGTTCGGCCCGGGTGAGCCGCTGTTCCCGGAGCCGATCTCGCCGCTGCTGCCCAGTGGTAGGCCGGCGCCTCGGCAGTGGGAATACCCGGTCACCTGGAACCTGCAGACCACCACGACCCGCGCGGTGCCGTGGACGATCCTGCGGGACATCTCCGATTCCGTCTCCATCGTCCGGTCCTGCATCGAGACCTGTAAGTCTTCGCTGATCGGGTTGGATTGGAGTTTCGGTATCGATTCCACTCGGGCGCGGGTGGTGGCGAAGCGGTCGAATCTGTCGCCGCATCAGGTGACGGCGGACATGCAGGACAAGTTCGCTGACGATATTGAGCGTTTGCATCAGTGGTGGTTGCGGCCGGCGCGGGGATGGACGTTCACCGAGTGGTTGACCGCGATCCTCGAGGACGAGTTGGTGTATGACGCGGTCGCGTTGTATCCGCGGTTGACGTTGAGTGGTGATTTGTTGGCGTTGGAGCCAATCGATTCTTCTACTATTAAGCCGTTGTTGGATGAGGGTGGCCGGACTCCGTTGCCGCCTTTGGCCGCGTATCAACAGATCCTTTGGGGCTTTCCACGTGGGGAGTATTCTCCGACGCCTCTGGAAGAGGTTGATGGGCAGTACTTGGATGCTGTGTATGGGCCTTTGGATGTGAAGGGTGCCCGCACCGACACTTTGATTTACAAGGTGCGTAATAAGCGGACTCGTTCGCCGTATGGATACAGTTGCGTCGAGCAGGCCTTGACCGATACAGATTTGTGGATGAGACGGTGGCAGTGGCTGGTCGCCGAATACTCGGCCGGGGTTACCCCGGAGATGGTTGTCCAGGTCGAAGCGAACATGACCCCTGAACAACTACGCCAGTATGAGGCTGTCTTCAATGACGATTTGGCGGGTCGGACTAACGAGCGGCATCGGGCTAGGTTCCTCCCGGCCGGTTTCCACCCGTCGTATCCGGCGAACATGGACGCGAAGTTTGTGTCCGACCTCGACCTACATCTGATCCGCCTAGTCTGCGCCGCATTCAGTGTGCTCCCCACTTCGCTGGGGTTCACCCCGAACCACAACGCGGGCGCTATGGCTGGCATGTCCCACCAGGAAGGCGAGCAAACTTCGCAGTTGGAGCGGGGTACGAAGCCGCGGGCCCGGTGGGTGGTCGACATCATCAACGAGATCAGCATGAACTGGTTGGGGATGCCGCCGGAGGTGACGTTCACTTTCCACGGCCTCGACGACGAGGACGAGGAGAAGGAAGCGAAACTTCTCGAGGGCTATCTGGCCAGCGGGATCATGACGTTGAACGAGACCCGGGATGCCCGGAATCTGCCGCGGTTCCCGTTCTTGAATGCGGATGAGCCGTTTGTGCACACGCCGACGGGGCCGGCGTTCTTCAACCCGGCGGCGGAACCGGTGGGTATGCCGGGGAACTTGCCGTCGGCGCCGCAAAACCAGCCGCACCCGAAGCCGGCGCGGGACGAACAGGTCCAGGACGTGCCCGGCGCGGTGGCCCGGTTGGAGCAGAAGGCGTTTATGACGTTCGCCCGGAACAACCAGCGGCGTGAGACGTGGCGCGACTTCACGTTCAAGGCTCATAGCGACGAGGTTGCGGATGCGGCGAACAAGCTCGCGGCGGCCGGCGACATTGATGCTGTCAAGGCGTTGTTCGCGCTCTGCGAATGAGTACGGCCCGCGCTTTGATGGCGGTCGCCCGGGCGCAGGTAACGAAGGGTGCCTTTGATCGGGCGGCAGCCGCCGCGCTGGCCGCCTGGTTCGCCGCGCCGCCTACTCAGATGCGGCAGCTGCCGGAGTCGTTGCTGTCTTTGCTTACCGGCCTAGGCGTCAGCGACACCGCCGCTGCGCAAGCCGGCGAGTTGACCGCTACGGCACCGCTGGCCGGTCGGGGGGTTGAGGGTTCCCCAGCTCGAGCTCGGCGGCAGCCGGCGGTGGAACGGGTCGCCGCCGACGAGCCGTTGTGGCGGGCCCGGTACACGATCAACGCCGCCCGCCGGCTCCATGACGCTGATTGTTCTGAGTTGGCGTTGCGGAATGAACAACGTTTCCTCGCCGACCATGTGGCTGCCGCCGCGAATCGGCGTGACGCCGCCGCCCGCATTGACGGGTTCGGCAATCAGGTTTTGCGGTGGGCGACCGCCGGTGATGACCGGGTTCACCCCGCCTGTCGACGGTTGGAAGGGCGCCTGTTCACGGCTCTGAATCTGCCGGATGGGCTTGTTCCTGGCGGGAATCGGGTGGGCTGCCGGTGTCGGGCGGTGCCGTGGGGGCGCCCGTTCTGGGCGATCAGCGAGTTCTGACCACTTTAGCCGGACGCCGCCGGTCGAAAGGAATTTGATAATGAAAATGACGTCGGTGTTCGCACCGATTACTAAGTCCGTTGAGAACACCGACGGAACTATGTATGTGTATGGCAAAGCTACTGGCCCGGACTTGGACCTTGATCAGCAGCGGTGTGATGCTGATTGGTTGAAGACGGCAATGCCGGAATGGTTCCAGATCGGGAACATCCGTGAGCAGCACGACGGGAAACGCGCCGCCGGGAAAGCCGTAGAACACGACATCCTCGACGACGGCCACTACATCAAAGCCCACATCGTCGACCCCATCGCGGTACTCAAAGTCAAAAACGAGGTGTACACCGGCCTATCCATCGGCATCGGTCAGCCTCGGGTGGAGAAGTCCACCACCGCGCCGAACGGGTTGATCAAGGGCGGCAAGATTTTCGAGGTCTCCCTGGTGGACCGGCCGGCCTTGCCGACCGCGACATTCAGAATGTGCAAGGCCGCGAAGCCGGGTATGGAAGTGTCCTCGGGCGATTTCGATTCCAGCCGGATGCTGGTCCGCTGCGGCGACTTCATTGAGAAGGCCCAAGACGAGGTCCCCGAGATGACGGTGAAGCTCGGCGAGGCCCTGACCGAGGAGCAGAAGCGGAAGTTCGACGCCCTCTTCGAACAGGAAGATGACGTAGAGAAGGACATCCTTAAATCGTTTAACCGCGACGAAGCGATCGACCTGGTCAAGGCCACCTTGGCGAAGGCGCCGTCCGAGCACAGCCCGGTGCAGGTTCCGCCGATCTCCCCACCGGAAGAGCTCGACGACATCATGGGCGCGAAGTCCGCCATTGCGCTCATCGCCCAGCTCATCCAGTCCGAAGCCAGCGACATGGTGTGCGCGCCGAACGAGGACTACGACATCGAGTTGCTGCTGCAGGCGGTGTCTGCCCTGCGGTGTTTCATTTGCCGCGAGAAGGGCGAGCCGGGCGGCGACGGCATGATCATGCTGGCCGCCGGCCTCGAGAAGAAAGCGAAATACGACGCCGAGCAGCTGCGGTCGATGTTGTCGTCGGGTAAGGCCATGAAGAACAAGAATGGTGACCCGTCGTATCCGATCGCCGATAAGGAAGACCTGCAGAACGCTATCCACGCGGTGGGTCGCGGTTCTGGTGACCATGACGCCATCCGCGCCTATATCAAGCGCCGCGCGTCGGCGATTGGAGCATCTGACATGATTCCTGATTCTTGGACCAAGAGCGCCGAGCCGGACCTCACTAAGGACTCCGATGGGCAGGAAACCAAGGGCAGCGAGGGCGCAGCGAGTGAAGGCGCCGACAGTGAAATCGAAAAGAGCGTTGAAGGTACACAGGAAGCTGCACCCGCCGAAGCCACCAAGTCCGCTCCGGATGCAGAAACAGACTCTGGGGTAGACCTGCACAAAGCTATTGAAGACACCCTGAACAAAGCGTTCTCCGGCGAGGAAGATAACATCATCCGCAAGACGATGATGGCCATCGTTGAGGCAGCGACAGAGTCCGCCGCAAAGTCCGTCACAGCATTGACGGAGCGGTTGGAGAAGGTCGAGCTGATGGCCGCGCCGGGTGGTCCGTCGCAGCGGCGGACCGAGATTGAGCGCACTCAGTCCCGGAAGCATGACCTCGAGTCCGAGGTGGTGCGGTACAAGTCGCTCGCATCTAACACTCAAGATCATAAGCTTCGTAAGGGCTACACGGCGATTGCCGCGAAGCTGGAAGCGGAGATCGGTTCACTGTAGCTAGATAGCTAACTTCAACCCCGTTCGTGGGTTCCTTTTAAGGATGAGTTATGGCTCAGATGCCACCATCCGCTGGCGACATGTTCGGCGATGCCGAATCTCCTATGGAGGTTGCTCAGCGATTCGAAGCCTATAAGGCTGAACTAAACAAAGCTATGTCGGCGCCTAAGCGCCCACCGGGTCACCCGGGTTTCACACAGCAGGACGAGGTCGAGTCCCTCACCAAGGCGCTCGGGTCGGAGCAGATTTCTAAGGCGCTTTCCCCGGAGATCATTGATTCGGTTCGGAATGCGTTGGCGGAATCGGAGCTCGGTAAGGAGTGGACC